CAGCAAACAATCTTTCGTTATAGACATCTAGCGCTGCTTGTGCATCAGCATTTCGTTCTTCAGGAATATCTGGTCCTGGTTCTAACCTACACCATTTTCTTTGTGGAGGGAATATGCCTGACTGCATCCTGTTTGCAAAACGCTGAGTAGAGCTGATTGCAGTAGAATCAAACACACGATTCATTTTCTTACTGCCACCGACCTTACCATCATAATGTCCGTCATACAGATTGCGCTGTGGTAATGCAAACTCATAGGCTTCTTCGTATAAGTTTCTAAAATCTTCTTTTCTAATTAAAGCTTTTTCATGTCTGTTTAAAACATCTTCAGCTGTTAATCTCATCATTGCTACCATGATTATCCTTTTTTATGTCTGTTTGCAAAATTACGTGCTGCTTCTTTACTACCAAAACCCCATTTCTTTAATGCAAGTTTTAATCTTGTTGGTCTACCTTTCTCGTCTGTTAAAGGTCCAGCCATACCGCTAAAACGAGCAGCGAAAGATACACGCCGACTATCAGTGCCAGATCCTTGCGGTCTTTTAAGGTTAGCACCTTCTGTTTTTTTAAAGTGTTTTCTTCCTGCTTCATTAAGTCCACCCTCTGGATTTTGATATTTTTTAGCAGGCATAGTTAAGCTTTCTTCTTTTTAGGAAAGCCAGCTTTCATCTGTGCATAAGCTTTATCAGATATAGTTGATTTCTTTTTAGTCCTGCTAGTACCTGCTTTCTTTCTTGCATTAATGTTTGCGTATAATCCTGGTTTATTCATACCATTCTAACTCCAAAGTTGCGTATTGTGCAGCATTGCTTACATTAGTTAATCTAATTAAATAAGTAGTTAATGGGCTTAAGATATATTCTAACGAACCACCATCACCACCACCTGCTTTCTTTTTAATCCCACCAGCTACTAACTCAGCAAATAACTCTGTTCCTACATTAGTTACTGTTGGGTCTAATAAAGCTGCTGTATTACTTGTGTTACTAATAGTGCGATTTCTTCTAACAGCGGTTACGCTAGTGCCACCTGAGGCAGTTGCTCCCTCATATAAATATAATTCTGCATCGCCACCACAAATTGCACCAAATGTCATGTGCATGTTTGTACCACTACCTGAGGCAATCACAAAATCTATTGAAGCACCATCTGCTAAAGGTGTACCATTAGTTCTGTTTTCATATAAAAAATATGCACGCCCTTCATGTAGCCTATGATGATTAGTATTAACAACGATTAGTGGTCTTTCACTACCAGTAACCTGCTGGTTATTATCTATGTCAGCTTGTGTTAATACAACGTACCTAGAATTCGTGGTATCTGATTCTCTTTTTACATTAATAGCCATTACGCCCACTCACTATATTGAATGCGTAAGCATCCTATGTTAATTAAGAAGTGAGAGATAATCTCACCTGAATGCCATTCAGACTCAGTCCATTCAACACCAAAACCCATACCCCAATATAAATGCCAGCTCCACATATCTTTACCTTATTGTTGACATCAAACCTGATCTGCCTCGCATGGCCCTTCTTCTTGCAGCGGAAGTAGATGCTACATCACTTTTTTCTCTTACTGCTTCTTGTTTGCTTGCATTAACTTGCTCTGTTGGCGAATATAAAGCTTTTCTAGCTTTCTCCAAAAATGCCTTTTTCTCAGGGTTTTTTTCTTTTTTTAATGTCAGTTCTGTAAACAGCCTAGCCAAGAGTGGACCGCCTTTTAACTCAGATGACCATGTATTATTTTGCATATTTATTTACCTAGTAGTTTTTTAAGGACTTTCATCATTTTTTCTCTGTCGGCTTTGTTGTCTTTTTCTTCATCTTCATAATACTTGTCATAGCCTTCGTCAGTCTTTTCGTCCATCTTCTTTTCCATTTGCTTCTTCAGCATTTCTTTTTGTTTCTTTGTTAGCTTTGGTTCTGCCATGTTAGCTCCTAGTCTTTAATGTTATCGCGATAATCTAAAAGATACGATTTGTAATCATCTAAAAATTTAGCACGTCTTGTCGGTTTGTTTCTCTTCCCTGCCCACCAATAATTTTCCCATAGCATCTTAATACTTTCTACTCCAGAAGTTACCAAAGCAATATTAGCTTTAGGTTTCTGCAACAAATCATAAACAGCTAATGCTGACTGTTGTCCAGTGGTTAGTTTAGATGCATCAGTAATCTTTCGATCAATTACCTTTTGTATGTAAGAAGGAACTTTCTGGTTGTTTTTTTCAAGTAACATTTTTGCTCTTTTAGATGCGGTGTATAGTGACGCGTCCTCAAATTGCATTAACCCTTTTCCTGGTCCATCTACCTCTACGCCACGCTTAATTATCTTTTGCCTAGCTTGTGGATCTAGTTGAGACTCATGATATGCTATAGGCAGTATAACGGTATCAACAATAGATTCTTTGCTAATACTAGGATCTTGTCTTTCTTTTAAACTAGCAGCAAGCTCTAATGCAGATACTGAATCAGCATCAGAAAGCAACTCGCTTCTTATTGTCTTTAACCCCATTTGTTATCCTAGGTAATTATACTTTTGTTTTAGTGCCTAATGTGTTGGCAGTTTCCATTTCTGATGGCAATGCTTTAGCTAACAAGCCACCTGCTCTTCCACGTCTTGACCTTAACGTAGCCGCTTCTCTTTCAGCACCTACATCTCTTGTTTTAATAACTGGTACAGGCTTTGGTGCTGGCGCCGGTGCTGCTGCTTTTGGTTTTGATTTTACTACTCCACCCATAATACTATCCTCCTAGTGTTGTACTAGCTTCATCATCGATGCCAGTCTCTGGTGTTAATCTTGTATCAGATAAAAGCGCTCTTGATCCGCCAGCAAGTCTTGCTCTTTTCTTTGCTGCCATCTCTTCTTGCAATGTTCTTTTCTCTTCTTGTGCGTCAGCTCTTGCTTGCTCTGTCTCTTTACGAGATTGTTCAATCTGAGCCATAGCAGCTGAATTATCTGGCGTTCCTCCAAATAAACCACCCATGTTACTTTCTCCTCATAATATGATAATCTTTCTTATCTGAACTATATTCTTTCATCAAACCCTCTGATTCAAACTTTAAGCATTTTGCCCATCGCATAGCTCGACTATCACTGGAGTCTACCGTAATTTGCACTCTATGTAAATTAAATAATATCTCACAGATATCAAAGAATGTAAATGCAGACTTAGTCATAGCTATTGGGTATCGTCTAGCTTTCTCATCGAAAGTAGACCACGCCTCACCCACACCCTTCCATACAAGCACCATACCAAAAATAGCGACAAGATCACGCTCAACGAAAACAGCAACAGATGGACCGCATTCAGACTGATGATTGATATGATTCTTTCTATCTTGAGCCGACATGTGTGGAAACCCATAGTTGTCTAATCCTTTATATTGTTCTACATAATATGGTTGATAAACTCGATAAGTAACTCCAGTCACGCTTGGCATGAACTTATCTAAATATTGTTGATTAAGAAAAGACGTCAAAGTCACTCCCTGCAACTGTTGGCGCAATCAATGTACTAGCAGCTAATGGACTCTTAGTCATGCGCTTATGTTCACCACCACCTAACATTAAGTAGCCAAACGCATCACCAATGTGTGAGTGTTCGTTTTTGTTTGGACTATCTTTGAATCGCTCATGGCCCGCACCAACTGCTACACGTTTAAAATGATAACCACCAGCCAATGACTTACGAATCATCTTACATGACTTGTGTATCATTAGACCTGGCTTACCGGCAATCAATCGTTGCATTGGAGCTGCTGCCCCTTCACGCCTTACTCTGAAGTTGTTAGATGCAGTTGGCTGTGCGCGTAATCCTAATGTACGTAAGTAGTCAAAGGCTGTTACTTCATAGATAGCATCACGTTGCATACCAGCAGGATCGCCCCACACTAACACTTGTGCCTTAGGGTACCTAGCATTGAGTTCAGCTAGTAACTGATTACCAAATCTTTCTAGTCCCATATCTTCAGTAACTATCTCATGTAATACAACCCAACGTCCATTTGCTAGGCGCTGACCAATAGCTGCTGCTGGAGTTAAACCAAAGTCAAGACCAATATGTAATGGAAGGTTAGGATCGTACTCTACCTCATCTGAACTCATTAAATTATCATCGTACTCCGGCCATACAGGTCTGCCTTCTTGTACGTAAGTATATTTACCCTCAGCATAACAGCGCACCCAGTCCAAGTTCTTACCACCCAACATTTGTGAATAGTAACCTGCTGGTAAGTTCTTTACATTCTCTGCTTTAGGATTCAGTTTCCACCATCGTCCACTAGCAAAGATATGATCGTTTGCTTCTGGATTATCTGGTAGTTCATCTATCGGTACTTCTATAACACCACCGGGTTGTTGAAAGAAGTCCCAGCCATACTTACCGGTAATCGGTTCTTTCTCTGCTAGACGATGCCACCAATGATCGTCATCCATTGGGTTGGTATCCATCCAAACACCATGCCATGTAGGACCACCATCACGCTGAGTAGGATAACGACCCACCCTATGAGTAAGACCGTCAATAACTGCCTTAGGAAGTTCTCTAGCTTCATTAACCCACGCCCCCGTTAGTTCAAGTGATAATAGTTTTCTTACATCTTTAGGTTGATCCAATGCTAAGAATATGACCTCACAATCGATTCCCGCAGCATCTCCTCTGGAGGGGAGACGTATGTGGTGCGTGATGGGTGGGGTATATAACATTGGACCAAAAGTATTCTCAGGAAATAACTCCTGCCATGTCTTAATTGTGGTAGTCTTAAGTTCTGGATACGAGTTTCGTACGATGACAAAACGGGTATAGCGAATGCCATCCTGTGGGGAGGGCTTTTGTCTAACGGCACGCATCATAATCTCAGCAGCACAGGCGTATGATTTGCCTGACCCAACTGGTCCCATTAGTCCGCGGACAAACTTATTAGACTGTAAGAATCCATATACCGCCGGCGATGTGCTAAAGTCCAGGTCAATGCCCGGACCACTGAGTGCTTTTTTACTGCGCTCTTTTTTATTGCTCATCGTCTATATCTTTGAACTTCATTGTCATTAGACGTTTGAGTTCTTGGTTTTCCGCATATAGCGTATCAATGATCTGCATGACTCGAGAGTTATTCATGTTTGCCATCTTAAATTCTTCACGCAGTTGGTCAATCTGTAGCTTTATGTCCATTATCTTTCCTCCACTGTTTCCAAAGTTGTAGTGTGTGTATTGCTTTATCTATATCTTCATCTCCATTGCCTTTAAGGTCAACACGAGTGACATACTTAATAATAGTATGCTGCATAGGATTAAGATTGTTTGCCATGGAAAACTCCATTGGCTGTATCTTCATCTTAGTGTAATGGTTACCACCGACTTGGGTGTCTTTAGGATTCATCTTTGATTTCTCTTAAGTTGTTAGGGTCTAGTGCTTTTTTAGCCGCAGCTAAGCCAAACTCATTGTTGTAGTTAGGATCAGCTAATATATCACGCGCCCATTGCTTTGGGTCTCTTGGTTTCGCCGCAAGGTCTTTAACTGCTTGAAGATATTTTTCTTTAGGACTCATCTATATCGCTATCTATTATAGTGGGTTCTTTAATGTTAATACCAATAACGGATGGTTTATCCGATTCTTCTGGGTTATCTAATAAGCCTGATGCTTTTGCTAGTATGCGTAACACTCCGGGCTTGTCCCACATCTCAATAGCAATCTGCCCATCCTTATCAACCTTGATAGACTTAATTGCTTGCAGGGCATGCTCCGGAATATCACGACTTGGTTTTACTCTTACTTTACCTGTCTCATCCCATTCCATAAAGTCAGTAATCTTGGTGTTAGCAATAGACAATAAGGAATACGCGACAGCTTCTCTGTTGGCAGCTAATGTTGTGCTGCGCTCCAGATTCTTTTGTAGTGTTTTCACACCACCATAACCAGCCAAAGACGGGATAGGTTTATTCTTGTTTTTAGCTTCACTCATTAGAAGGGAAGATCGTCCTCGAGTTCGGCCACAGTCTCAGGCGCTGGTGCTTGATTACGTACTGGTGCGGATGTGTTGGATGCGGATGCCGCGACAGGATTACCAATTCGTAAGCCATAATACTCCGTGCCATCTCGCTGACTTTTGTTACTGTATAAGTCTACGTAATGCTCCGTGCCATCTGGTAGTAATACTTTACCACGCCAATCAGCATGCCAATCTTCTGTCTTACGATCATTCTTAAAAATAGTTCCGCTACCTGGTTTACGTTGATATGGTTGTTCAGCCATGTTCCTCTCCTATATAGTCATATAAATGTACGACAGCTTTACCGCCATCGACTGCTTCACCTCTAGCAATCTCAATGTACTCAATCTGACTGTCATCATTATACATGCCAGCCTTCATTAATGCATCTAATATTGCCTTAAGTGTGTTATCTAAGTCAAACTTTCTTTTAGATCTGGGGTGTATCATTACACTAATTGCTACTTTCTTTTCTTCAAAACTCTTGGCATTACTTTGCTTCACTACAAGATCTACTGCTTTAGTAAACTCTACACCTTCTTTACTGATGTATCGTCTATGTCCGTTAGCACGCCAATAACTATTGACGCTTGGTGGATAAGGCAGTTCTAATCTTATAGTTGGACTCATAATCTCTTTAATCTGGATTTTAAGTCAGATGTTAAGTAAGCCTTAATAGCCTCATTAATTAATCCGGCCTTCGTCTTCTCTTCTGACTTTGATGCTTTATCTAGCAGCTCAACACTTTGCGGTGTCAGTCTAACTAGAAATGGTTTTAAATCACTCATAGTTCCTCTCCTTTATATTTAGTAACAACTTTCTTAATCCTGCCTGGCTTACGCTTATCTGCATCTTTCTCTTTCAACAGCCATCGTTCGTATTCCATTACCTCTGCTACTGCGTGGAGTGAGACTGATCTACCTCCCATTGGAAAGCCCTTAGTTACCTTCCAATAGCCATCAGCCCTCGTCCACTTATACTCCAACGGCTCACCCTCGTTGAACTCTTTACAGATCCACTGGTAAAAAGCTTTCAGCTCCATCATGAATCCTTATTGTGCGTTTCTTAACTGAATCAGGTAAATAGATATAATCTTCTAACAAGCATCGTGTTGCTTTAACATCAGGTATGTTTAACTCTACATACAGATGTGCTTGCTCGCAGCTAGTAAAATGTCCAATATATCTAAAACTTTCTATTGGTGTAGTAACACTCACTACTAATACAAACTCTACTATCATATCCCTTCCTCCATACATTTAGTATATCTCATAGATACATTGTGTCAACTGTCATATATGACATTTTTAGCGTTAATTATATGTACTTGCAATTTATTTTAGTTGTGTATATAATCAATCTACGGGACCATAACCCAGTCCACCGGCGGTAGAGCATGACCAATGGTATAAACAAGTTGAATCAAGGGTATCCTTACAGGTACAGTTCCTTGGGTATATAGGTAGACACTATATATAAACCAGATAAACGAGAATGCTCATCACTTTATGTGATTATCCCTTTTTACTACGGGTGAGATTGTTATTGTCTGTAGTTATGTTACCCACACGATCAGGTTGCCACTCGGCAATCTTAACAAGGTTTAAAAACATGTCTTTAAAAACTAGCAGCAAGGCCGCGTCGAGTCCATGCACGAACCTATGTAAGTACATTCAGACAGACCATGGTGCGATATGCTCCGGGTGCGGACGAGATTACGATGACTTAGAGCAATGGATGTATATGTCCCGAGAAGAAAAGATAGCTTGTGTTAAACGTTGTAAGGAAAACCTAGCAAAAATTTGCTTGTAACACCCCTACCTCACAGTCAGGGGACGGGGAGGGAAGGTGTACCCTTCGGACAAAGCAATGTTATTTTTTACCAGTTCACCATGCAATTACTAATCTAAACTAATGGGATGATTGCACAGCCTAAAGCGTTCCACTCGCAGACATGCCACCTTATGTTGTACAGCTATACGTCCCTTTAGCCTTGCAACTCTTTCAATATGTCCCCAGGATTCTCACCACTTGCCAGCCTACGCTCGACTATGACCAAATCCTGCTCACTCTTCACACACTCAAACACACTAGCTAATAACTCATTGTGTAACTGATTTGATTGCTTAGCACTGACAGGCTTTGCTTCCTTCGCTATCTTATTGCTTTTGCTTATCCTTTTCTTCATTAGTTCCCCTTTGATTTCCCTGTTGTTGTATGGTTCGATTGGTGCGTTAGCTATTCGACTAGCGTCCTCATTGCTCAGACTGTCATCGTATATAATGCGTCTAGTTGCGCCCTTAATCATAGAATAATGACCGCTGACCTTTTTAACTATCCCTAACTTCTGTAAACGTTGTATCTGTCTTGATACACTCGGCGCAGTGATTCCCAAGTCGTTCCCTATCCTTGCCAATGACACATAAGTAAACCCCGCTTTGTTGCAATAGCTCGACAACACAACCAACACTCGATAGCTTGCTAATGTCATACGTTTATTAATAACTGATAATGGCATGACGCTAAACTTCCGTTGGTCTGGTGCGGGTGTCTTCTCTTTAATCTTCGGCTTGTTTGGTAGGCTGTATTCCATACCTTAATTATACCAATTTAAAAAGGTGTTGCATTAATCGATATCTTTCGGTTATACTTATACCAACACGACGAAACGTGTTTTTCTTAACAACTATATAAGGACTAAGACATGAGAACATCAAACGAACTAGGGCTGGACTACTTAAACCGAGCTTTACCACATGACGATATTAACGAAAATGAATCACTCTATACAGAAGGTGACTGCGTGTTATACCAGTTTTATTGTGGGAACTGGAGCCAGACTGTAAGACGCTGCTTTGAGCATGGCGTGTATTGGCAAGAACTCGAAGCGTTTATTGTTGAGAAAGCAGACGAACTAGGCATGCAGCGCAACGAAGGCGACTTCTTTGGGTGGTTCGATGGTGCATTCTTTGGCGAGTTTGGCTCAAGCACAGAACGATTGCGCAACCTTATAGCAACGGGGGCAATTACATCATGAACATGTCAACATTTACTTTTATTGCTTCAGTTTTATTTGCATTAATGACGCTTGCCTTCACAATGGTGGGCGTCTCTACACAAGATCAACTTGCAATCTATATGGGTGAGCTAATGGCTATTTGTACAGTTCTATTCTTTGCCGTTGGTATCATGCTATCTATAAGGGGCGAATAATGAATATC